GAACACGGAACCAACGCCGTGCGCGAAAGCCGAGTGCGCAAAGCTCAGTATTTCATGAATGAGCGCAAAGCATTCATGGCCGAGATGACTTGGCATATTCAAAACTTGGCCGAAAGGGCAAAGCGCAAAGGCAAGACACTGGCGATTCGGCCAAACGGTTCCACGGACATTAATTTCGCGGGTGTTGCGCGGCGCTTTCCAGAAACCCAATTTATTGACTACACCAAAAGCTTACAGCGGGTTCTAGATAAGAAACGGCCAAGCAATTACCACCTAACTTTTAGCCTAAGCGAAACAAACAAGGCCGAAGCATTGCAAGCGCTAGCGGCAGGGTTTAACGTCGCGGCAGTATTTGGCCACGGACAGCCGAAACGCTACCTCGGCCATAACGTTATTGACGGCACGCTGCATGATTTGCGCCACCTCGACCCATCGCCCTGCATTGTCGGGCTGGATCCGAAAGGGGCAAAGGCCAAGGCCGATCAAAGCGGGTTTGTTGTCAGGGATTATTGAACCGCAGCGGCGCGGTGGTTGTTGGCACGCTTCGCGACGCTGCACGGGGCTGGTTTTCACCCTTTCCCAGCCTCGGCGCCGGCCAGAGTTACTCCCTAGCTCTGGCCGGCGTTTTCTTTTTCTCCAATTCTAAACCCCCGGCCCCGGCCACGGGCAGTCCACGACGACCGCCGGACCTTTGGTCCCGACCCCGACCCGACCCGACCCGGTTGGCGACCTCGACCCGACCCGACCTCGAGCAATCTTGGCCATGACCCCGACCAGGTCGGCCCGACCCGACCCCGACCACAGGCAGTCGCCGGCCAACCCCGACCCGACCCGACTTAGACCATGGACCACGAGCTCCCGACCATGGATCCCGTCGAACAGATATAGGTTCGAGGAAGAGAGGGGGGAGACTAAGTAGAAGCTCACCCCTCCAGATTTGCAGTGCGCGTAATTCCACGCCACCTGGTGTGATGATACATTTACTCTGTTAGAATTTGTTATTTTGAGCTCAACCCAAAACGGCACACTCTCCGCGCACATGTAAACGTCTGGAACGCCGCCGCCATAGCGGTTTTCAATCCGCGTCGTGTGCCAATGCCGGGGTATCTTTTCCTTCAACCTTTTCCACAGGAGTGTCTCCGTCTTTTGTGTCATCTAAGACCTCATACTTTGCCTCAATAGTTGGCGGAAACACTTGGGGGTTTTCTTTGTATAATTTCGCAAGACGCTCCTCAATTTCTTTGCCATCCATCTTTTCAATCGCATGAAAATGACTCGTCTCACGCCGATCTACCGTCAATCCTCCCAAAGAAGAAATAGTTTTCTCCGCAACAATGGCCGCAGAATATTGTTCACTGCCTTCGGCGCCTTCCGATAACTCGCGCAATCTTTTTATCTGGCCCAGCAGGGTCACGCCATACCGGCGCTCCCGGTCTTCTCGAAGTTCGGATATTAATTCAGCCACATGAGGAAACAATGATGAATCCAGAAGCTTATGCGCTTGGATTCTGGAAGCGCCTTCAGCGTAACCCGCCAACCTGGCACATGCGGCATTGGAGCGGGTACCATCGACATAGTGCCGGGCAAACTCGCGTTGTCGGTTCGTTAATTTCCGCCCGTGGGTTTCTTCGATCTTGTCAGCTTTCCTATCCAGTATTTTTCCCATTCGATGTGCCCTGCTCCTGTGAGAAGTGTCATGTGCCTGTGAGAAGTGTCATGTACCGGACACTTTTACCGTATATACGGAATTTCAAAAACCTTTTTCAAAAAAGAGGTCTCGCGCGTGCGCTATTCATAAAAATGTGTCATGTAGCAGTATTTATTCTTGTTGTTATTCAACCACTTACAGACCCCCATTTAAAAAGTGTCCGAAGTGTCATGTATAGTGTCATGTTGACAATTCAATGTTTTCAATGGCTTACGAACCAAGAACAGTGCTACATGACACCATGACACTTTTTTTCACCCAAAAAAACTTTTCAAAAACTTTTTTTTCAAATCGCCCCTATATGTGTCAGAGCGTCATATTTGCCCTTCTCCAAAATTCTTTTGTTTTAGCGTTGCATCTCCCATCCATCGTGGTACTATCTGGGTGAGGCATAAAGGGGAAACGAAATGGATAAGGGTTTCAAGTCTGCGTACATCGACGGCCCAGCAAGGCTAATGGCCGCGCTGACGGAGGTCAAGGTCCGTTGTCCGTCATGCACTGGCGACGGCCATTTGGGCCAAGAAGAGTGTTCCGTCTGCCACGGTGAGGGATCCATCCCCCGCGAGATGGCGACTTATGAAGCGCAAGCGAAGGGGGATTACTGATGCCTAATTGGACAGCCAACACTTTGGAGTTAAGCGGGAGCAAAGAGGCCACGCAGAAATTTCTGGATATGATGGGGGATGATTTTGATTTTGAGAAGATCATTCCCAAGCCAGATGATTCGGATGATTGGCGCGAGTGGTCGATTGAGAACTGGGATACGAAGTGGAATGCGTGCCAATGCGAGCCTGTCAAAATAGAGGAGTACCCCGCGATAAGCATGCGCATTTTGGTCTACAGGTTTGATACGGCGTGGAGTACGCCAGAGAAAGTCATTAGAAAAGTCGCCAAGGACTGGCCTGATCTGGAAGTAAGCGGCGGATGGATTAGCGAAGGCTACGAAGACTGTGGGAATTTCTACAGTTTTGGGGATTACGACTGATGGACATGCATTTTAAAACGACGGTCAGGGGCGGGATGCCTGTGACCGTGTGTTGCACGTTTGGTCAGTCGGAGCCGGATGTCGGGATTTTCTATCCGGAGATCACCGACATCTGGCTCGAGGTCCGTGGAAAGCGCGCTGTGTGGCTTGAGAAACGCGTTACGGATGCCGAGTGGCAACAGCTGCACGCCGAAGCTTATGACGAGGATTTGCAGAGATGACATTCCTGCTGATTGCCGTACTTGGCGAACAGGATTTTTGGTTTACCGGCTTCGCTTCCGAGGCCGCGTGCGCAGCCCAAGCGCTTATGATGGACCTGGATTGGTGGGCATGTGTTCCAATCTCCAACAACTGATGAGGTAGTACAATGGACATCGAACAACGTGTCGAGAAGCTCGAACGAGAGGTTGAGTTCCTCCTCGCCGAGGCCATCCGCGAGGAAGAAGGAGTTGAATGGGACTTTTCTCAGGATAACACCGTGGAGAGCGAGAGGCTGAAGGTTCGCCACGAGATGGCGAAGGGCGTATCCGAGATTGTGACAAATGCCGGCATAACCATTGATGATCTTTCCAAGTTTGGCGGAATTGACAAGCGCACTTGGAAGGATTTGTTCAACTGTGCCAAGGCCGAGTATGATTACGAGAATCTGGCAGCCGCCAGGCAGGCGGACGATAAATATCGCAGTGGAATTAGCAATCTTGCGACCTCGCTGAAGGGACTTTTCGTTCTGCGCGAGGCTCTCAGGTGCCTTCCCATGCCTGTTTTTTCACAGGAAGAGTTCAATAAGCGCAAGCAATCTGATGAGGCTTGTGAAAAGCTTCTTGAGGGGCATGACGGGAAGTGCGACGGCTGGGCTTCCAGTTTTAGGACTGCAAAGCTTTTCGCCCAGCAGCAAGGTTATTTAGGGGCGTAATTTTCAGAAGGAATACAGACATGTCAGACTTTGAGATGCAGATCGATGAGGCTGTTAACGAGCGGCTTAATGAAGAGAAAGCTCTTCGTGTTCCTGTTCGCAAGTTAGGTCGCGACATGGAAAAAGCGTCCAGCACGCTTACGGCGGTTGAGGCGAGGTATTTGGTCGATTCCTACTATGCCATGCAAGCCGGGCGCATTCGCGCCAATAACCAAATCCGCGCCCTCACGCAGAGCGGCGAACCGCACGAGAGCATCGCTTGGCTTTCGACCGAGAGCCGTGTTCTGGAGGAGAGTGTCAAGCGCACGCTGGGCGCGTATTCGGCGAACCATCCTGTTGGTAAGAGGATGCGTACCGTCGTGGGCGTTGGGCCGGTTATTGCCGCTGGTTTACTTGCGCACATCGACATTACGAGGGCGCCGACTGCTGGTGCGATCTGGCGGTATGCCGGCTTGGATCCAACCAGCGAGTGGAAGAAGGGCGAAAAGCGTCCACACAATGCTTCTTTGAAGACGCTGTGCTGGAAGCTGGGCGAAAGTTTCGTCAAGGTCTGCAACCACAAGGATGCGGTTTACGGGAAGCTTTACCAAGAGCGCAAGGAAGCGGAACTCGTCAAGAACGAGGCTGGCGCGTTTGCCGATCAGGCAGCCGCCAAGCTGGAGAAGTTTAAGATCGGCAAGACCACCGATGCGTACAAGGCGTATTCCATCGGCAAGCTTCCGCCGGCCCATATCCATGCGCGTGCGAAACGCGTTGCAGTGAAGATGTTCTTATCGCATTTGCACCAGGTTTGGTATGAGGTTGAGTTCGGCGAGACGGCGCCAGTGCCTTA